CAAATTAACTGAAAGTCATCCTCAACCATTGTGCGACCTTGGGACTCTGAAACAGAACCCATACCGCGAGAAGAAATACCAAGAGTCACACCGGACTCAACAAGGGAACGAAGAATCTTACCGGATGGCGTATCAAGCACACGGGCTTTACCCATAACAGACTTACCATCCCACCAAACATCTGTAATCATATGTGAAGCGTTCTTAAGATTAATAACTGAGTCCTCTGGGTGATCTAGCTCGCCAAGTGCTCTGTTTTCTTTTACAAGCTTCTCATAGTTTTTCATTTCTCTCATCAATACGCGATGAGGATAAACGCGACCGTTTCCATTCTGAACATCAGCTTCTTGAAGCTTGCCAGAAAGCATC